CATTTGCTGCACAAGAGGCAGAGCGACAAGGGGTTCCTCTTTCTTTAGTGCATGGTGTTGTTGATACTGAATCTGGTGGTACTTTTAACGCCATTGGCCCAAAGACAAGAACTGGTGATAGAGCCTACGGACCAATGCAGTTGATGAGTGCTACTGCTGAAGGTTTAGGCGTAAATCGCATGGATTGGAAAGATAACATCCGTGGTGGTGTTAAATATTTAAGCCAGTTATCAGAACGATTTCAAGATCCTAGTTTGGTAGCGGCAGCATATAACGCTGGTCCTGGCAATGTCCAAAAGTATGGTGGAATTCCTCCATTTAAAGAAACACAAAACTATGTTCAAAAGGTTAACAACTTTATGGCTAAATCTACAGCAGAAGATGATTTTGTTCCTTTTGGACAAGAAACAACAGTTAAAGCAACTACTCAATCGCCTACTCAAACAGTAGCGGCTGATGACTTTGTGCCACTAACTCCTACTCAGCAACAAAATACAACTAAAAATCAATCTACACCAAGTATTTCTAGTGTAATGCAAGAAGTTAAAGCACAAGCATTTCAACCTCCAACTCAGTTTATTCAAGATGTACAAGCAAGTTTTAACCCATTAGATGTTTTGCGTGGCAAGACAACTACTGGTCAACTGGCGATGGGTGCTGGTAATTTAATGGCAAATGCTATTACTGGTGGTCTTAGTAAACTAGGTTTATCTGATGAATATCTTGGTATTGATCGTAATAAACAACAACCTGCTCCACAACCTACACAATCAATCAGCGACATTTTGAGTGGCGTGTACAAAACAGCTACAGAGCGCCCAGGGTTGCTTGTTGGCGGCATGGCTACAGGTATGCTTGACCCTGCTAATTTGCTGTTGCCAGGTGGCATCCAAAAATCTATCGTTTCTGCAACTCCTAAAGCATTGGCTCAAGCCGCACCTAGAACTGTTGCATTGGCTCAGAATGTTGCTACTGGAGCCGTTACTAGTGGTCTTACATCTGCTGCACAGCAAGCTGCTACTACAGGCACTATCAACCCTGCTCAAATGATGAATGAGGCTGCTGTAGGCGGGATAATGACTGCCCCTACTGCTGCTATCAGTGCATTGACTACACCTAGAGCGCCAGCGCAACTAACTCAGCCTCAATTAGTTGCTGAACGTGCTATAGCACAAGGTGCTACCTTGCCACCTACTCAAGTAAATCCTACTTTGCTCAACAGGTTGCTTGAGGGGTTTTCTGGAAAACAACAAACTGGTCAAGTTGCTTCTATTAAAAATCAAGAAGCCGTCAATGCCCAAGCCCGTAAAGCTTTGAATTTACCAGAAGATACAGTTATAACACCACAAGTTTTACAAGACTTCCGTAATGTTAGAGGTCAAGCTTATGATGCACTAAAGTCTAATAATACTTATTATACAGATAAGCAATTTATTACTGATGTAAATAAACGTACAACTGATTTACAAAAACTTGCTAATACAACTGATGTTTCTTCTGAGTTAAATGTTTTAAATGGTTTAAAACAAATGAGCTTTGATGGCGTTGGTCTTGTTGAGCAAATGAAACGGTTGAAGTTTGATGGCGAGGCCAATGCAATATCTATGGATCCTGCAAAGAAAAGCCTTGGGCAAGCACAAAAGTTTGCTGCTCGACAGTTAGAAGATCTTGCAGAGCGTAATTTAACAAACTTTAATCAACCAGACGTAATGGCAAACTTTAAGCAAGCTCGTCAAGATATTGCTAAGAGTTACACCATTGAAAAGTCATTGAATGCCGTAACAGGTGATGTGTCTGGTGCTAAATTAGGCCAACGTGCTGCACAAGGCAAGATTGTTCCTAATGAGCTTCAGGCATTAGCTGATGCTGCTGCGGCATATCCAACTGCTTTCCAAAATACTGCTCGAATTGGCAGTGTTCCTGGCATTAGTCCTTTGGACGTAGGGGCGGCTGGAGTTGCTGCTGCTTCCGCAGGAAGTCCTAGTTTGCTTGCTACTGTATTGGGTCGTCCAGCAGTGAGGGCAGGTATTACTAGCCCAATGTATCAGCGCAACATGTTGCCTAGCTCGCAACCTCAAATGCCAGGTTTGCTTAATAGGGTTACATCAAACCCATTGACAAATTATGGTCTAGGCCAGATTCCTCAGTATGGAACTGAAAGGTTCTTGTTAAACCAATAATAATTTGGTTTATGCCGTGAAATGGTTTATTCCAATATTTTTAATGCTGAGTTTACAATCTGCAGGAATAGAACAATACAAATGCGTCCGATGGGGTTGGACAGGTGATGTTTACCAACGAATAGTTTATTGCCTTGAATGGAAAAAGGTTGAAAAGAAATGATTGACCCGTTTGAAGCCCTTGACGCTGTTAACTCAGCAGTCAACCTGATAAAGAAAGCGGCTTCTACGGCTCAGAACGTGGAGTCGCTTGGGCCTTTCCTTGGGCGTTACTTTGATGCCAAGGCCAATGCCCTACAAGTGGTGGTTGAGTCCAAGAATGGCACGTTTAAAGGGTCTGCATTGGGTAAAGCAATGGAGATCGAGATGGCGCTTGCCAAGCATCGCCAGTTTGAAGATGACCTTAAGAACAAACTGTTTTACCCAAACCACATGGACTTGTGGAACAACATCAAGATACGTGCCGCCGCAATGGAAGCTGAGTTTGCCAAAGCTGCCAAGCGTGAAAAGGAAGCCGCTATCAAGAAGAAACAAGAAATGCAACAGGCTATTGAACTGGTTCTTGGTTTGATTACTGCTGGGTTATTGTTAGCAATGGTTGGGTGGGGCATTTACCAAATTCGGCCTCATGGATGAAATCGTCAATGGCTTCAAAAAGTGGTTCAAATTGTTCTGCTATGTTTCTTGCGTCTGGTGGTTTCTTGATTTTGTGAAAGCGTTACCTGAACCATTGGCTAAACGAGCAATGGACAAGGCTTTGAGTTATCTTCCATTTTGAAAGGCTAATATGAAACGGATTGGATTGATTCTTTGTTTGGCAGTTGCAGGCTGTGGAGTTGGATCTGATCCAACGCCTAACACAATGGCTGTTCGTCTAGATGTTGGCACAGTCCTGCCAAATCCTTTTGTGATGGGTCCGAGTGGTACTGCGGCAACCCCTGCAGCCCCTGTAGTCGCGTTTGTATCTACTCCTGTCGTTGGTCCTGTTGCGATTGTCAACCCACCGATTCTTAGTAGCACACCGATAATTCCTACGCCCAATTGGTGTACTGATGGGTTTGTGGTTGGACCATGTACTCTACGCTGTACACCAGGTGAATTTGTTGTTGGCCCTTGTCCTTAAAGGAAGATGATATGGATTGGTTAAAGACTATCGCACCTACCATTGCAACAGCCCTTGGTGGGCCACTAGCGGGGCTTGCTATCGAGGCGGTGAGCAAAGCTATTGGGATTGACCCAAAAGACGTTCAAAGCACAATCAGCGAGGGCAAGTTGTCTGCTGACCAGATCATGCAGCTTAAGCAAGCTGAAGTCCAAATGGCGGCACGGGCGCAGGAAATGGGGTTGGATTTTGCCAAACTTAATGTTGAAGACAGGAAATCTGCCCGTGAGATGCAAGCAGAGACTCGCTCTTACATCCCTGCTGTTCTGGCTATTGCCGTTACCATTGGGTTTTTTGGGATTCTTGTAGGCATGATGACCGAAACTTTTAAGACTTCTGATGCTCTCATGCTTATGCTGGGCAGTTTAGGTACTGCTTGGACAGGAATTATCGCTTTCTACTTCGGCTCCTCTGCCGGATCGCAAGCTAAAGACGATTTACTTCACCAATCTTCACCTACAAAATGAAACAAAACTTTGACAAAGCATTAACTGCAGTCCTCGCTCACGAGGGAGGTTACGTTTTTAACCCAAAAGATCCTGGGGGAGAAACAAACTTGGGCTGTACAAAAGCAGTTTGGGAAGAACATTGTGGACACATTGTAGATACAAAAACAATGAAAGCCCTTACCCCTGCTGATGTTGGCCCACTTTACAAAACAAAGTATTGGGACAAAGTAAAAGGTGATGACTTGCCTAGCGGGGTTGATTACGTTGTCTTTGATGCGGCTATAAACAGTGGCCCAGGTCGTGCCGCAAAGTGGCTACAAACCTGTGTAAACGTGTACGCAGATGGCATTATTGGCGATAAGACAATACAAGCTGTACTAAATAAAGACCCAAAAGAACTTATCAACGATTACTGTGCATACCGTTTAGCCTATCTCAAAATGCTTCAAACATGGCAAACATTTGGTAAGGGGTGGGAGCGCAGGGTAAAAGAAGTAAACGCAACAGCGTTATCAATGTCATAACGGCGTCACAGTGAGCGTTTTCAATACGCTCATGCTTAAACGTGTAGACATCCGCAAACAATCAAGTCAGGACAAATTGTCACGACTTCAAAAAGTTTGCTTGCCTTATGACCAACCAATTGACACAAATTTTGGATCTTGGTGGATTGCTACTGAGAATGGCGTGGATATTGGTTTTGCGGGGCTTGTGCGTACTGTGTCTTGGACCGATTGCGGTTATCTGTGTCGTGCAGGCGTTATTCCTGATGCTCGTGGACAAGGACTACAGAAAAAGCTTATTAATGTCAGAGTCCGACAGGCAAAAGCTCTTGGGTGGAACTGGGTCATAACTGATACAACAGATAATCCAGCGTCAGCTAACAGTTTGATTGCCACAGGTTTCAAATTGTTTCAACCAACAAAACCTTGGGGTTTCAAAAACACGCTTTATTGGCGTAGGAAATTATGATGCCAGTAAAAATATTTTCTGACCAACAAATAATCAGCGCCATTGAAAATAGCGCATCAATGTCTCAAGCAGGTTTAGCCCTTGGCATGACTTTATCGGGCCTAAACAAACGCCGTAGACGCATTGAGCAAAGAGAAAAAATAGAAATAAGAGCGCCTCAAGCCACCAAACAATTTGAGCATCTGCAAATAGCTCACATACATCCAACTAAAAAAGACCTTGGCATCTTAAATGGCACAGTTATTGTCTTTAGTGACGCTCATTTTTGGCCTGGGGTGTATACAACAGCATTTAAGGGTCTTTTGTGGGCGATCAAAGAACTTAAGCCTAAGGCAGTTATTGCAAATGGAGATATTTTTGACGGGGCAGGTATCAGTCGGCATCCACGCATTGGGTGGGCCAAAGCTCCATCAGTGATGGATGAACTCAAAGCCTGTACCATCTCGATGGGATACATTGAAGAAGCCGCCAAAGAGGCCCGTCACAACGTCAAACTGGTCTGGCCCTTGGGTAACCACGATGCACGGTTTGAAACCTTTCTAGCAGCCAATGCGCCTCAGTATGAGCATATCAAAGGGTTTACTTTGCGTGACCACTTTCCAAGATGGGAGCCTTGCTGGGCGGTTTGGATGAATGACAACACCGTGGTTAAACACCGATTTAAGGGCGGGATCCATGCTACCCATAACAACACCATGTGGTCAGGAAAGAACATAGTTACAGGCCACCTGCATAGCCTAAAGGTTACGCCATTCAGCGACTATAACGGGGTGCGTTACGGCATTGATACGGGTACTTTGGCTGAACCCTACGGTCCACAGTTTGAAGACTATACCGAACAAGGTCCATTAAACTGG